TCAATCAAAAATCGTTTTGAACATCGGCACCAACAGTTTATTCCCGTATTCACTTACATGATTATCATCATAATAAATAGGGCGCCCGCTATATGTGCTTTCACATTTTCCACCGCTACAAACCAGCGGTAATGGATTCAGGATTTTCACGCCACATTTTTCTGCAGCTTCGTCCTGCGCTTGCCATACAAACGAATGACGTTTCATATAGTCAGCTTCCGACAGATAAATATGCGGCGCGTCTTTCCCCAACATCATAGCCCGTGACAGCGTTTTAGGGACATTAGACATCATTTCCGGCATAGGCCGCATCATGAAAACAGGATGTTTAGCGGCCAACTCACAGGCAGACTCAACTAAAGATGACTTAAATTCCGCCAGGAATTCAGGATTCGGCGTCGCGCTGATCTCGGAAAAATAGACGATCGGTGTACGCCTTTTTTCTTCGACATTATGCCGTCCAAAGGCATATACCGACGTTCTGTTTATGATCACGATAGGAATAGAACTATCCAGGCTTGCCAGTTTTTTCCGTTGCCATTGATTGAAGCCATAACAATCCTGATGATCCTCAGCTTCACCAGGTACTGTTTTTGCCCGGTAGAGCGTAGGACAACCCGCATAGGTAAGATTCAACACGCCATCGTCTTTGCTTGGCAATGCCGCTTCCACGGCTGTAACCATAGCATTACCATGGCTATCACCGACGACCACCGCCTTAATTTCACTGCCGCCGAATATACATCCCGGCGAGGTCGTGCCCGTCGTAGCGAAACAGTCGGCGTGCTTGGGATTGGAATTGAGACTTTCATTAGCGATAAGATCGATCTGTTCCGGCACACGATTGATAAAATGGTGCTTAAACATGACGACAGTAGCGGCGCAGATAATTACCATGCAGGAACCGATACTGAAAACATTCCCCCAATCGCTTTGCTTAGCTAATTTTTTGCGGGCCGGATTTTCAATAAACCGTAAAGAAAGCTCACCTAAAACCAAACTGAGCAGCAATCCCCCCAGCACCCATCGCCAATCTCCCGCGGTATTATTGTAAGCAAGAAAAACCACTACGGGCCAATGCCAAAGATAAATAGAGTACGACGAGACCCCCACTCGCTCTGCAATATAGTTCGATGTAAAAATTGAGCCCTGTCTGGCCGCAGCGAGTACCAGCATCGCCCCCGCCACTGGCACCATCGCATAAGCCCCCGGCCATGCAAGCTTAGGGGTGAAAAACACGATTGCGACAACGATCAGGATGAACCCCACCAGCTCCATCATTTGAGCTTTAATTTTCGAGAAGTGACTATTCCGAGTCAGCCACCATACGGCACCACCCGCCAACATCTCCCACGCCCTTGTCGGCAACAAAAAGAACGCGGCGCTGGGTAAGGTGACGGCTAAATAGCATGCAAGAGCAAAGGAGAGCAGAAAACCACCAAACAGGGTGAATTTCACCCCTGGCGTTTTCCAAAAACGCCACATAACCAACAAAACGACGGGGAGTGCAATATAGAATTGCCATTCAACCGATAATGACCAGGTATGAAGCAACCACTTTTCATGCGATGCGGCATCAAAATAGCCAGATTCTTTCCAAAACTTTACGTTGGAAATAAACAGCACGGCAACCAGCACATGCTTTGAAAGGGTATTGTAGTCTACCGAGGTGAGGAAAAACCAACCGAGAATCAGTAGGGTAAAACTCAAAGCCAACAATGCAGGAATGATTCTGCGTGCGCGAGCCAGATAGAACCGCCAAAGGGAGAAGTTGCCATTTTCTATACCAGAAACAATGATTTGCGTCATCAGGAAACCTGAGATCACAAAAAACACATCCACCCCGACAAAACCGCCAACAAAGCCAGGAACGCCAAAATGGAAAAGTACGACAGCGATTACTGCCCAAGCGCGAAGCCCATTGATGTCATGCCGGAAAACCCTTGCATTAGAAGACATAGCAACACTCATTAATCAAGATTTATGCAGATAGCGAAGACGTCGCATTTTGCACCATGAGTAGAATTTTACCTATAGCAGCCCTCCATTAATCGGATTTTTACCACTCAGCAGGGAACAGATTTTGATAGCGACCGCATGGTAACGGACTATCGTCGAGGAATAAGGGCATCCCCTTAGTGAGGTTTTTTTCCTAATTCCCTCTCTGGCTGCACAGGATCCGGCATAAATAAAGGTTTTGACGCAGTGCTTCTCTCAGAAAGCCCAGGGATGGCCTTACTTGGGGATAACCGAGATCCCACGGTAGCGGTACTGTTAGAAAATACAATAAATTGAGGGGAAAATAAGGGTAGAGGGGCTTCGTTTAGGCGGTTTTACTTCAAAATGGCACGCCCTATAGGATTCGAACCTATGACCTACGGCTTAGAAGTTCCTAGAATCACCATTTAACACAGTAACTTACCGCATCAAACCGCGCTCACACGTCGCAAGATGCAAAAAGATGGAAAACCATATCAACAGATGTAAAAACATCCCTGTCCCATTTTCGTCCCATCATGACGTGATCGATTTCAGAAAAATCTCACCATACCGTCTACGCATATGCACTTACGAAACCCCGTTGAAGTATGTCCTGTCTTCTACCCAATCAGTGTTTAAGACATGCCCGCTGCCAGCAGTTAGGCGACGCCAACCTTGAATTACGTAGTTAGGCTGTCCAACAAATCCCGTCTTCACTGGATTTGTTTTCGTCACATAGTCACCGGGAAGATAGAAAGAGCCAGATGTTGGAATGCTCTCAGCCATATACTCTTTGGGTATGTTGGATACGAATGACACTCCGTTATGACCTGGGTTGCCAAGAACTGCCGAACTTGACGGAATGACAGGGCCAGATCGCCAGTCAAATGAACCAAGCGCATTGTTTGATAGAACAGTGCCGTCACCTATGCGAAGAACTCCAGTGCCACCACTTGAGTTAAACGCTCTATTCTGAGTGCCTCCAGCGCCGTTAATGATACATCCAATCGCAGTGATGTCTTGGCTGAAGCCGGTCGTGATATTGAAAGCCGCTCGCTGGCCGTTATCTTTTCCGTATTGATATAGCTGCGTGCCAAATGCCTCAATTTTTGCAGAACCCTGAAACACATCTGATGAGTAGTTACTGTACTCTCCGCCGATTAGCTTAACAATACCCAACGGGTTGTTACCTGCCGCTGGTGAGTTAGTCATTAAGTTTGTGCTTGGCTCTTTTTCGACAAGGCCGCCGGTAGATTCGGCATTACCGGTAAACTTGCCACCGATCATGGTGATTGATGTTTGCCAGTTCTGGAACCTCAACGGGTGAACGGTTATGTCAGCGTAACAATCAGTAAAACTAACGGCGTTGGCAGATCCAGTAAATCTTTCTGTTCTTAAAAATATCCCATTCAACGCGCCAAATACGAAAAGGCGGTTAAAGCTACCGAAATCACATCGACCGATATGGAAACCATCCAGATGGTCATGTATCCACTGCTTCATTGTTAGATCATAAGTATATGGGGCTTCGAGGTTGTTGTAGTTAAAGTGAATATCTGAAACTCGCGGGATATCAAGAACGCGATCCAATGACATGCCGCGAAGAATAGGAGAACCGGTGATGTTACGAATGGTAATTCTGGATGACGAAAACGAAGAATCTCCGAATTTAAATCCATAGTAACAGTTCCCGATATCCATGTTTTCAAACGTGTTGTAGAATCCGTTTCCGCCGAATAATTCTCCATATGCGATCGGCGACTCTCCAGTTGCCAGCGTTGTTTTTTGAAGCGGATACCTGATATTAAAGTTCGCAAAATAGCTGTTATTCAGCATGAACTTGAATTGTGTTTGGCCTGTGGCAACGTGATTAATCAGTATCGTAGGTCGCGTGCCTGGAGCCCCAAAGAATTGGCATGCTACGTTTGCCACAATGCTTGGGCTATCAACTCTAAGCACATAATCGCCTGGAACCTCAACCTTAAACCCTGAGTTCAGGGCTGCAGTGATGGCAGCAGATGCGTCAACGCTACCGTCTTTAACGGTGAGGAACTGCCTGAATGACACCGTGACATCGTTAAAGACATGCACGTGATCAACAATCTTCTTAGTTGCGTCATCACCTGCTAAATCCCGCTTGTCCGTTGCATTGCCCACAAGCAGGACGCCGTCAGGGCCAGCTAACTGCGCTTTTAGCTGGTCTGGGTCATACTTCAAGACGTTAGAAAAATAAAACTGCTGCGTACCATATGAATCGTAGATGGCCATACTATGGCCTTCAACGGTGACAAACTTGGAAATCTGGCCGCCGTAAACAGGATAGCCGCCTGCGTTGATCATGATCGGTTGTGATACCGGAACGACCGTCCCATCTTCATTTTGGATATAAACCTGAATCTGGTTATCCGGGATGGTTGGATCGGTATCAATCTTACCGATGTAAATCCTGCCATTAGCTGCAGCTTTGAACGAGCGAGCCAAGGTGAACAGCTGTGAGGGCATGCTAATTACGACATTAGGCGTGATGTCGGCCATTTATTTTCTCCAGGCGTGCGGAATCCCCACAGGTCACGCCTGCGGTGGTTTTTAGGTATAAAAAAAGCCCGGCTAAGTTAGCCGGGCCCTGGTGTTGGGTGCTGTTACATGTAGTGAATTATTAGAATGATAATTACCCAGAATGCTAAGCAAAATGCCACTACTGCAAGCCAGGCGTTACGGCGATTCCATCTCATTTTTCCACCTTTTGTACTGCTATGCACGACACTACTAATCGGTGGGTAAATCATCAAATTGGAACTACAGATCAATAACTTGATATTGATCGGCAATGACGATCGATTGATGTAAGGTCTTGATATGATAACAAAGTATCACGGTGGTCTTATTGTAGTTATGAACAGCTAAGTCTTATGATGCGTCACCGACTACAGTGAGGCAGATAAGATGGGCAGAGAAGACCCTCAATTTAACCTGCGAATTCCTGCAGAATTAAAGGATAAGCTTAAGCAAAGAGCCAAACTCAATGGCAGATCATTGAACTCTGAAATAACCATGATCATAGAGGAGTCACTATCTAAGCCATCTAAAGTATCTGGCTATCGTGATGAGGCAGAGAAATTAGCAAATGAGCATGCTGATAGATTTAAAAAGGTAGTGGTCGAAACGTTGATCGCTCTGTATTCTGAAAAAAATAAACTGTAGGAACTACGCTATGAAGAAATTATTAGTATTGCTTCCTTTGCTTATTACTGGTTGCGCAAAGGTAAGCGATTACCAGACCAGTTGTGAGCAAAGATATGCAAAATTAAGCGACATGGCAACTTGCCTTGACTCCAGCATAAAAAGCGACTCGAGAATGGCTTCTGAACCCACGCCGAAGTTATATGTATTGGCTGCAAAGATGCTTGGCCAAGGTGTTGACCAAGGCCAAATAAGCGACGCGCAGGCTAGAGTTCAACTGCAGAGCCTTTATATTCAGATGCAAAATAGCGAAAGAGCTCAACAGATTGCACAAAGCCAAGCATTCCAGCAAGCCCTCATGAATTATCAGGCTGTTAATACGATGCAGGCGATTGAGCAGAAGGCTAGGCAACCCCAGTATATTCCACCTGTGCAGCTGCAGAATAATAACATAACAACAAATTGCCAAACCTACGGAAATCAAACCCGTTGCCAAAGTTACTAGCCTTCCATGGCTATCATTTACTCTCCTGTATTCATCCCGCTCAGAGATGCCACGATTCCTGAGCGGGCTAGCCTTTCAAATTCCTCGCTTCCTACTGCATCTCGTATCGCTTTCACGGCCACTTTGTTAGCCATGAATCTGCGCTCTGCTTCAGCTACTGCTTGAGGAGTAGCGCCAGATTTAACAGCCCTGGTTGCTTCCTGGATCGCTTTTTCAATTGCGTATCGCCCACTCCTGGTTTTGGATATCTTGGCCACTGCGCTCTTGATTACTGCACCAGCAGTGGCACCCACTGTGGCACCTATAACTCCGCCCCCAGTGGCACCGACAACAGCGCCAGCAGTAGAGTTTCCTGTCGCATCAAGAACGGTTTGAGCGATCTTTGGAAGGCCTGAATCTAACGCCTTCAAAACCTCAGTCGTGCGCCCAGTCCTTTCAACGTACTGCTGAGGCTTAACTGCAGCTCGTGCCAGGGTGCCATATGCATCAGCGATGCGACCTAAATCCTTAGAGTATCTATTGATCGCATTAACGTTCTGAGGGGTGAGTAGCGTCGCGATATGGTTAATCCCTGCGGCATCGGACTTCCCTCCCCTCACGCCATGTGATATTGCGTCTTGCAGGATTGAAGATATTGCAGGTACTCGCTCGGCCTCAGGGAGCGCTGAAATGATTGAGTGAAATCCTGATGGACCGTTAAGGCCTTTGGCAGATGATGACTGAAGAGCCTTAACTCCGTTAGTCACCAGAACGTCATTCGCCAAACCGCGACCAAAGATTGATTCGGCATTTTCCTGCGCTGTTAATCTAGCCTTGGAAAGGTCATTGGCGCGCGTCCAATCATCAATAAATCCGCCCTGCTCTGCCATATTGCGCATATCATCAGTAATCGCCCTGCGCACCTCTCCAGCTCGACGAGCTGCGTTAGCCTCTCCGCTGCGGATATATTTCTGCTCTGCGTCAGCAAACTTCGCCCGCCATGCCTTCATCCCATCAAACGTTACCCCACCGCGATTTGCCCCCAAGAGTTGCTTCATTTCAGGGCTAAGCGGAACGCCAGCAGATCGCTCCCCTTGGATAACGGCATTGGCATTGCTTAGCGGCATCTTCTGATTGGGCATTGTCGCCCTTACGTCATCCCATGCGGCGCGTTCCGCATTTTTCATTTCATCCAGATTGCCCATGATGCGCTGCTTTATGGATGAGCTTTTTTCTGATGCAGTACCTGCTGCTGCGCCGAGATCATCAAGGTTTTGGTTAAACTTAGAGGCAATCTCGTTAAATGCAGCCTGATGCGCATCCTGAGCAACTCCTGGGGTCGATGCTAGCGCGCCCTCTGCCTGAGCGACTCCACGGTTTCCTGAGCGCATGCCTGGCGTTAGGGCGTTGATATCCACACCGGCGGTTTCTGCTGCCCTTGCGATGTCGTCTGAGACATTAGCCGCCTGACCGGCAAGCACGTCACGCCCTGCCGCTGTTCTGGCAAGATTGGAGACGTCATTCGCTGTCTCAATCGCCGCTGGAGTTGCAGCAGTTGCTTGTGTAGCACCGGTTCTAGCGCCAGACATAGCTCTTATGCCACGCAGTGCTGCAGGAGCGCCAAGTAATGCAGCATTAAGCAGCATTTCCTTTGATGCATTAGACGCAAAATCACCCTGTTCATTGCCCGCGTTGGCAATAGAGCCAATCATTGCTCCAGCTACTGGACCAATGCCTGGGGTTAGGTAGTTACCGATGGCCTCGCCAACCTGTGCGTAAGGGTCTGTTGGGCGATTTACTGGCCTGTAAACCGGATCTAGCACATCTCCGCCGCCAACTGCTCGGCTACCTGCGTTTACGAGGTTTGCTCCACCCTGAAGGATGTCGAACGGGATGTTCGCCAGCCCTCTAGCTGCCTGCTCAATATTCTGCGACGTAGTTGGTGCTGGGGCTTGCTGCGCCCATGGTTGCGACGATTGCTGAGCCAATTGAGCGAGCTCGTCATCAGAGCCTGGAGCTACTTGCTGAGTCCACTGAGCAAAGCGCGGATCATTGACGTAATTTACCGTCTCGGTTGGAACCTGGGTTTTCTCTCCGCGCAGATATTTTTGGACGTTACCGGGACCCCAATTATACGCAGCAAGAGCTGCAGATACATTGCCATCATGAGCGTCGATCATCTGCTTTAAATAACGCGCCCCAGCCTCCACTTGCATGGCAGGATTACGCTTCAGCTCTTCTGGGTCATAACCCATCCCACGAGCGGTGTTAGGCATCACCTGCGTAAGGCCGATAGCTCCCTTGCCGCTCATCGCATTGGCATTCCCGCTGCTTTCCTTGCTGATTACCGCTCCGAGCAATCCAGCGGGGATACCGAAGCGTTGCTCAGCATCAGAAACAACATCGCCACCTTGCTGCGGTGGCGATTGCTGCGACTGCTGGTATTTGGTCCATGGCCCATCGGAAGGAGACTCGGCCGGTGCTGCGTTCTGATACTTTTCCCATGGGCCTGCCATTAGTCTTTTCTCCAGCTATTAGGATTGCTTGGGTCGCCGCCAAGGAAGGTATATCCACCTTCACTCGTTCCTGCGCGTGGGGCTGATCCAGTCCCGTTCTGTGAATTATTGAAGGCGTCGATTTTCTGCTGATAGGTGTCAACTACTGGCTGTTGCTTCTGCAGATAGGACGTCTGCCGCTGCAGAACTCGCTGCCAGTTATCGACTGCAGATCGCGCCGCCTTTGGTGACATGTTTTGGTTTATAGCGAGGAATGCTCGCGCCGCTGCCTGACCTTCTGAATCAGAAACCGGGCCCGTTCCTTTCATGCCAATTACGCCCATCAGTCGTGCTTGCCCTTGCATCTGCTCGATTTTAGCCCATGCGTCAGCTGATTCGGTTCCTGGTATGCGGGAATTGACTGTTCCACCAAACCCGAACACACGGTCAAACACTTCTGGAGGAATGCTCTTCACCTGATTCACTGTATCGTACATGCTGGCCACACTATTGGCATTGCTTTGGTGCGCGCCAACATAGTCCTGCATCTTCTGCACCGAAGCTTGCTGCGTTGCAATGGATTTAGCGCTGTTCTCACCCGCTTTCAGGCTAAGCTCGAGTCGCTTGTTAGCAATGTCAGCCTGGTTTTTTTGTGAAGTAAGGTTAAGCTGCTGCTGCCCCTGATCTAGCTGTCCTTGCTGATACTGAGCTTGTTGCTGTAGTCGTTGCTGACCAAGATTAAAGTTAGCCTGTGCGATATTGCCTGCCTGCTGCAGCTTGGCATTGTTCGCCTGGAGGTCAAAATATTTGTCAGGACCAAGTGAAGCGATCCCTAGATGATCTACGAACTCACCAAAACCAGAAGGATTCTGCTGATATATCTGAGCGACCTGCGCAGGGTTAACTCCCACACGAGTTAGCTCACCAGCATTTGACTGCAGCCATCGCCCCATTGATTCAGGGCTTTGCGCTGCAATCCGTGCTGACGCCGCAAGGCTTCCTACTGAGTTGCGCTGGTCTTCGTCTACATACTGCATGCCGTTTCTTACTGCTTCGAATTGCTCTGGATATTGTTGCGCAAGGCTTCGCATGGCTGAGCGGTCTCCAGATGAGTAGGCGCTTCCGTATGCTTGCTGGAACTCCTTCTGGCGCTGCGCCTGTTGGCCTTGCTTCCAGGAGTTGAAAATAGAACCGGTAGCATTTGCCAATTGCAAGCCAGGATTATTCTCCCCCAGACGAGAGCGCTCATTGCTATCTCTGATAAATCCTAGAGCAGCATTTGCATCGCTGGCCTGCGGAGCGTTCGTATTGTTGGTGCCGATGCCAGCCAGCAAGCCACCTGCGTTACCTTGTTGCCACGTTGCCATGATTGCCCCTTAAAACAGTGAGCCGAGCGCGCCAACCCCAGCACCAATAGCAGTGCCCCACCCTGGCATAATTGCAGTACCAGCAGCTGCCCCAGCTGCTGCACCTTGCAATGCTCCGCCGAATTTTGATGGTCGGTTAGCATTAGCTGCTGCCAACCCTGCCTGCTGTTGTAACAACTGTCCGGTATTGTTCGCATAGGACTGACCGGCATTTGCCTGACCCTGCAACGCACCCAGACCGATGTTGGCTAGGTTTTGGTAGTTGTTCATCTGCCCGCTGAGCCAGTTCTGACCAAGCATCGGTGCGATAGATGCCAGACCGTTGCTTGTGGCAGATGAGCCAAGTCCGCCAGTGGCTTCTGATGCCGCCAACTGCTGATATCTGGCTTGATTGGCAAGGTCTTTAAACTGGCCTGAGTTGTAATAATCTTTCAGGGCTGACTGCTGGCCCTGCAATGAAGAAAGGCCCTGTAGTTGACCAATGTACTGTTGAGCAAGAGGCGTGAATGGCGCAAGGTTCTGCATGTTCGTCTGCCACATCTCGCGCTGCAGATCGATCCCGCGGTTAGTTGCATCTGCCTGAGCGCCTGCACCACTGTCCCCGCCTTTGCAGGGCACTTCGCGATCACGAACTTTGTTCATAAGCTGGAAAATTAGCATTTCTGCATGTCCTCATACTGCGAACGAGTGAGCTGATACAACGTGACGCCAATAGGCTTGCCGTTGCTCATATATGCATCATCAAGGTGCCCAATGCGCGTAGCTCCGAGCAACCTTATGATTGCTCGGCCATATTTGGTAGTGTCTGGAACCATCGTGACGCTGTTAAGGAATGGAGAGTTTTCGAGAAGCCATTTGCAGAATAACCTGTGACCCTGCAGTGCATATTCGCCACGGAATCCAGGCTCATAAACTGCATGACACTCAACAACGCTGTGCCAGAAGTTGCGCACTTCATGGACACCAGCCAAGACTAACCCCTCGTAAATTCCGAGATAAAACGCATCAGGCTTGATGTGATATTTATCTCCGGAATCAACGATATTGCCTGTCGTTTCTGGATTATTGAGAAATTCTGCAAGCTTCACCGGGTTATCGATGAGCCTTATTTCCATTAGTTTATTAACCCATGTGATCTCAGGTCGTCCTCGAGGGCTTTAATTCGCTGGCGGGCCTGAGTAAGTGAGTCTGCGATTTGCTGGATTTGCAGAATGTTCAAGGCGCCGATCGTCCATGCCTGGTTAGCATCGAATGTTCCGCGGTATGCCGTGCCGGTTGCTGCAGTCCATCCAGTTCGCTGCGCGCCGACAACTTGAATGCCTGCTACCTTGTACGAAACAGCATTCACACTACCGCCGACCTGAAGCTTGTCAGTGGTTGGTGTGGCGATGTTTCCTACAAGGAACGAACCGCCTGACGCCTGCACCGATTGGCTCGTTGATACAGCCTTAGATACATAGTTGGTTTCAATGGTTGAAACCTTGCCCTGCAGAGTGGTGATATTGCCTTCTGCAGTGGTAATTCGCGTTGTCAGCGATGCGACATTAGTTTGCAGCGATGTGATGCTGCTCTCTGCCGTCACCATGCGGACCGTTAAACCAGCAATGTCTGTTGTATTCTGGGTGATGCGCGTTTCATGGTTGGCCAGTTCCGCTTCGTTGGCCGTAATGCGCGTTTCGTGGTCTGCAAGCTCAGCTTCGGCGGCTGTGATTCGTGTTTCATGATTAACCAGGGTTGCTTCTGCGGCCGTTATGCGCTGCTCATGGTTAACGAGCGTTACTTCAGCGGCTGTTATTCGCGATTCGTGATTGGCCAGAACTAAATCCTGCTCATCGTTCTTCTTCTGAGCGTCCCATGCCCCCTGCCCAGCCTCGTTTGCCTTTCCCGCCACGTTTCCCAGGTCAGTTCCCTGCTGAATAACGTAAAGCAGATAAGGCTGGGAAAAGATGTTGCGAGGCAGGAGCGTGGCATCGATGCGCGTAGCCTGGATGATTACCGGTTCTTTCAATCCATCATCGGCCATCATTCAATCCTCAGTGAGCAGTCAGACAGAGTTACTGGAGAGCGGGTAATCACACGCACCTTGAAGCCGATGTTTTTCCTGACGCGACCAATTCGACGCCAGATAGCTCGCTTGTCGTAGATGAATGGCGCGTTGTAATCGACCATTTGCTCTCGGCCGTAGTTTGAGCCATCAACAGTCGCGGAGATGAAAAGACGCTCCGCCCACTGAGACACGCCAGTTGCTGATTCGAGCTCAAAGTCGAACACCCTGGCGTTATCGGCTTTAAACATCGGTGTGAAAAGCAAATGCTCAGCTTGCTTGTCGTATTGTGCAGATGAGTCGAATTTAAGCGCGCCGGTGACAGCCTCTAACTTATCCCCCGCCGTTACCTGATTACCTTCAAACACATAATCAATGGCGCGATGCACGTCATCGAAGAGTCCAGTTTTCAAAATGCTCCATTGCGGCCCGCTCTGGCTGGCGGTGGCGTCATAACACAGGACGTGGCGAGGGAGGTGGGCGATCAGCAGCTCATGACTATCAAACCGAATTGACTCCAGCACGCAAGTAGCCAGCTCGTCAGCCGTGTAGCTACGCAATACCTTCTCCACTGTTGCAGTGGCGATCTGCGAAGCCTGGCCGTTGTTGATCATGTAGATGGATGGCGCGCCAGTAGACTGATGGCTAATGAAGGCGAACGAGTCCATGAATTCAGCTTTGCAATAAGTACCGGCAATCCCCTTCTGCACCATCAGTGATGGCTGGGCTACGTAAATTGCCGCAGATGTATCTGCAGCTCCAGTCAGAGAAAAATACTCGATAGTGCTGCTGCCAAACATCACAACAAAATCACGCCACACGCCGCATCCAATAATTCCATCAGGCTGGCTTTCTGCCGTATAGAACGGGCGGAATCGGTCAGGGTGTGATTCGTCTTCAAGGTCTGTTACGCCGAAAGTCTGAGTGCCATCCTTAACCCATACATAGCGTCCGCGCGCCCGGCAGATGTCTCTGACGACGCCGATGTCGTATTGAGCAAAGTCAGTTCCGCCTACATTTGGCGGCCAGTTATCCAGGGTCTTATTCGTGCCATCGTACCGATAAAGCGTCATCACTCCATTGGCCGCTACCGCCTGACTAATGGCACTATGAGCCATACTTACGCGAGTACCACCTTCAACATCTCCACGCTCATTATTACCTCGATAGATCTTCCCTCCGGCAACACGATATGGAATATTTTGGACCGTGTTGTACTCAACACCGCGAGACACCCCAGCAACGTCTGAGCGCTTTTCTACGCCGGGGAAAGATCGAAGGTATCCAGATGCATTCAGAACCTCTTTCGGCGTCGCCAGCATGTTCACAGGCAGTAAATCGACGTAATCAGCATTGCGGTAGTCTTTGCCAAGGCCTTTGGCTAATGGCAGCTTTTGGATTGGCATGAGTCACCTACTGATTTGGAATATCGCCGTCAATCGGGGGAAGATCGCCTGGGTAATATCGGTCGATGGTAAACACATCGTATTTGTTGCCTTGCCCAAGCGGGAAATCTCCGCGACGGCGCATCGACGGAACAACGAGAGTGTCAGTCAGAAGCGCGTCATATGAGCGCTGAGCATTAGTCAGAACTTGAGGCGATGGCTCTACGCCATAATCAGACAGCATGCGAAGGATTAGCTGATAGCCAACTGCATGTTTGTATTTGCGTGGCAGTCCAGAGTCATCGTCTGGTAACGGCTCCTCGCCATCCGCCGCGAACAAATAACCGACGTTACCGGGATTGATCATCCACTCGGCCATCATGTCTTCGAGGTCATGAATGGCATCCTCGACAGATTGAGGCTCTACATCAGTTAGAGTTGCGTTTGAAGCTACTGCGGGTTTTCTGAGAGCGAATAAGACGATCTCACCCTTTGTCAGAGTCGTTGCCATTGTCAGCCGCCTTACGCCCACGTTTAACAACCGGCTTGATGTCGTCAACGGAAGCCACAAAGCCGAGCTTTTCGTAAATTGGGAAGTCTTTCTCTGCGATTACAGCCTGAACATGGCCAGCCTCGTTATCGGCAGCCATAAAGATGCTCATGCGATCCATTTCGCCTCCAAAAAATAAAGGGGCCGAAGCCCCTCTTGATTACGGATTGCCGAAGAACTGGCCTCCCATGTGTGGGTTGAAGCACACGTAGGCTGGCAGCAGGTCGAAGCGCATTTTCTGTACGTTTGCATCGCCGTCCGAGTATTTGTGTACGCGGATAGAGAAGCCTTCGTAAGTTGCTACTGCAGAGTCGATGCTGTTCAGTTTTGGCAGAGGAATGGTACCCAGGCCGCAGAAGAACTTGTTGTAGAACAGGTTCGGCTTCATGGTCTGGCTTGCAGTGCCGATTACAGTCACCGCGTCACCCGCTGCAACCTGACGGCTTACTGCGTTGTATTGTGGGTTGGTGGTGTCGTAAATCGGAACGCCGGACAGCGTAACTGTAACCGCGCCGCCTGCGGTGGAGTTTGCATCGGCCAGAACGGTTGCAGTGAAGCTGATAGGTGCAGAGCCGTTATACAGGACCTGCTTGCTCTGCTGCTGCAGCCAGTAGGTGTTGGTGAACTTAATCTGGTCGCCAGCTTTCAGGAAGCCAGTTACAGATGCAGTTGCGCCGGTCAGTGTTACCTGGAATTGGTAAGTGTCTTTCACCGCGTTATAGGTCACGGTCGGAGCGGTTTGCACCGTAAGCGTACCACCGAACGCACCTTGCGTGCGGGATGCCAGGCCGTTAGACATCAGCGCGCGAATGCCGCCGAAGTTAGTGGAGATCTGCGCGTTTTCCCAGGCGGTGCGAACCAGTTGGTCGGCGGCGTGCAGACCAGATTGCGCGTCGGCCAGGCGCTGGGCAGACCACGGATCCATTACCGCATAGTTTTCTCCCTCAACCACGCCCAAATCCTTCAGGAAGGATGCGGTTTGAGCCACATCAGACCATTTGTTGATCGGGGTGTTAGGGCTACCCAGAGCCAGTGCGCCATTGTTCATCATGAACTTGGCCAGCTCTGTCTCCAGGTCAGTTACGATGCGCTGACGAACCGGAGCCAGGATTTCTTCCAGCTGGTTCAGCTTGATCGCCTCTTCCAGTTGCTGATACTCGACGGCAACAGTGATGTAGTTGCCGACGCGGCCAGTTGCCTTACCGGAAATCAGGTTGTTCTTCGCCTGCCCGGAGATGTCGCCGGTAGGAGTGCGCAGAGATGAGAACTGATGCGGACGTTTGAAGCTTACGCTATCGCCGGTATTGGAGTTGATTTCCCCAGCCAGCAATTGACGATCGACGGTCTTTGCCAATACCAGGTCGGACATGAAACCAGGCAGGAATTTTTTCAGGACGATTTGACTGACGTTACTGTTTAAATCATTGGTAGCCATTTAGCTGTTCCTTATTCGATTTTAGCGCCGGGGCAGAGTTTGTTGAAATCATCTTGTTTCGCATCAGCGCCGCCACCACGAACCTCCGGCTCTGGTTTGATGGCTTTCTTGGGCTTCGGTGCCAACTTCACTTGCTGGCTAATCTGGCCTAAGAGGAATGCTGCGCGAATTGGGTCTGTCTCAGCGGCTACACGCTGGCGTAGTTGTTGGTTCTTGCCCAGTGCATACGCAACGAGCTCAGAACCTTCATCGGCGGCATGAATCAGGATTTCCTGTTGGATAACCGGAATCTCCTGGCGAACGATGTCTTCCATCTCGCGATAGTCTTTCACCGGAAGCTTTGCTGCTCGCTCCTGATGCTTCGTAAGGCGCTCTGTTAGTCGTTGCTGCAATTCCTGCTGCTGACGTTGCTGCTGTTGTTTAACCTGCTCAGCACGGCCTTTCTTCTCATGCCAATCAGTCATCGCCTGCTCAAACGCTGCTTCGTCGTACTCGCACGACTCAAGGGTCGGCTTTGGAGGAATGACGTCTGATTGTGGTTGCTGCGCTTCTGCTGGCTTGGATTGAATCTGCTCAAGCTGGCGGCGTAGCTCCCGGTTTTCTTTCTGAGTTTCTTTGAATCCCTTGCGAAGCTCTTTCACCCATTGAGGAGCTGGTTGCCCATCAATGTGATCGTCTTCTTCAGGGTTGAGGCTAATTTCCTCATCACCGATTTGCAGTGAGTAATCCTCTGGCTGCTCTTCGGGCTGTTCACTTTCGGCCTTTTTCTCTTTCTGCTCAGGTTCTTCCTGTGATTTATCCTCTGGATTCTCCTTTGCTTCAGTGATTACTTCTTCGGCTTCTTCCTGTTTTTCAGACAGGTCAATAACCTGACCGTCGATGATCAGTTCGCTTTCCATTGATTACTCCTGGTTAACTCGGCATTGAGTCTGCCGGTGACTGTGGTGATGTGGGGATTTGTTCTTGCTGGGATTTAAGAAGGTCGTTCAGGAGCTGAATTGCATCCATAACCCCTTTCTTGTTGATGTTCTGTGCCTGGGAAAGCTTGTAGACTACGTTAGCCTGACTTTCCTGAGCATCCTGCTGGGCTGTGAACGCCTTAATGACGGTTTCACGCGTCGCGTTATCAGCCTTCTTGTTCTCAGCCTCAGCTGCAACCATTTGCGCCTGTGCCAGAACCATTTCAGGGTTAGGCTGGCTCTGAGCTGCCATTTGCGCCTGCTGGACGATCTGCTGCTCTTCCTGATTTCGCGGCTTAGCGATACCAGAGGTCAGAAGTTGCTTGCGGTTGAACTCTTTGAAGTCTTCCAGCCCTTCTCCGTCCAGGTTATCCATGATGATTCCTTGGATGGCTGGTCGAAGCGGATCGGTTGGCAACATAGAGTTGAGGACATTGGTCAGCACGGAAACCGTGGCGTCGCGCCTTGCTGTATAGCTTGGCCCGACATCAACAGTAACGTCATAGCGGCCAGTCGATAGGTCATTCAGTGCAATCACTCGGCCAGTCTGTCGGTCAACAACCTGCGCATTCATCAGCGCGATGTCATCGGTGCCATCTTCGTTAACCACGCGAACTTCACGCTCTGAGCCGTAAACCTCACGAGCCATAGACAGCCAGACTTCACCGGCACGCTTCAGGCTCTTAGCCATATTGTCCAGGTAGATGAACGATGCCATGTCGGCGCGGTTCATTAGGTTGTTAACAGTTTCCTGCGCGACGTTGCTAGGCATCTGCTGCATTGCCTGGCTACCGCCGGTTACTTCTTGAATGTCAGCACTGGTCTGCTGCAACAAAGCCGCTAAAGCCTGGTTCATCACTGCTGGCTGCGTATAGCCTGCTGGCGTAGCACCGGCGATGATATTACCTGCCTTATCCTTTACCTCACGCAGAGGAAGGAACGCTGGACGCTTCTTATTGCGCGCTTCCCAGTGTTTTTCGAGCCCTCTGATTTGCTCCATGCCGACGATAGGAATCTGGCCAGGGTCTTGAGCTGCCGTATCAGCCAGCATCGAAACCTGCAGGTTGTAGAGTCGTTGCGGGTCCATGGCCTTGGCTATGTGGCCTTCAACACGCTCAATATCGTCGATAAACCAGCGCTTGCCATATACCGGGATGAGCGGGATTTGCTCACCAGGAATGCGCCGCGGCTTCTCGAGGAAGTTCTGGCCGTCGACCACTGACACATAGACGCGACGTCGCTTCACGGAACGGCGCGCAACCTCTACGAATCCAGCCTCAGCAAGTTCATCCTCGATGTCTTCGATTTGATCGCTGTCGTATGTAGCGATCTCTCCAGTCAGTGGCTGCTGGTAGCTGATAACATCCACCGATTCCTTGCGCACTTCGTAATACTTGGCGATATAAACGACTTCTGGCTCGAACCAGTCAAACTCCCAAGAGGAGATCGTAGTTACATCGAGTGACGCAGGCGGAGTCTTGCCGTATTCAGCCTCGTACTTCTCAGGCGAGAGCGAATACATGCAGAACGCCCACAGCGCATCTGACTTGTCGTACTTCTTCGCATCAGGATCAAACCACACCGAGCGAGATGGGTCGTATACCGGCTCAATGGCAATGCGCTGGCGCTCGTCCATCGGGTCATATTCATTGACCAGCATAGACGTCAGGCGGAAGCAGCCAAAACCACCGGTAGCCGCATCATCAAATGCGTTGTCGCACGCCTCGCCGCCATCGGTCTCTTCATAATCTGCACGAAACAGGCCATTCAGCTTGTTTGCCAGCTCTTCGCTTGCTTCGCGATCGCCTGGGCGAAACTTAACTGTGATGCGGTTGTTCCGATACTCAGCAATGATGCGGTTAAGCTCAGTGGCCACCTTGTTGATTTCGAACTTCGGGTATTTCTCGAACTGGTCGTCAAGCTTAGTTCCCGCTGCTGTTGCTCCTTCCCATTGACCGCCAGGGACACGAGCGAATCGCGTAGCTTCGATGCACTTTTCGCGCACGTCTTGCTGCGGCGTATAGGCGCGGTCAAACCTGAGCATGACGCGCTCATGTTTTTTCTCTAATGTCTCTGCCATGTTTACCAACCGGAGGATGAGGGAACGTAGATTTCCGTTTCTTCTGGCGCCATCGTCGGACAATGCATGCACATCATCAGGGCATCGGCCAGGTTAGGTGACGGGATGCCAAGCTTTTGCTTCATGTCTACCTTAGTCATAAGCTCAAGCTTTCCGTTGCCATTGAATTTGCGCTGTATCTGCGAGAGTTCAGCGAATGCCTTTTCAAGCATCTTCTCGCCGATAGCTTCCTTGTCGAAGCTCAGCATGCTGTCAGGGTCTGCGTAATCACCGTGTACAACGGCGCGGTACGTCATATATAGCCTGTCAGCCAGGGTGTAATAGAACTGTGCGCGCTTGTTGCGGAACACATCGCCAATAGTGCGGATATTGTCTCCCTGCACCACTTCATCAGCCCATGCCCCGGATTGGTATGGAGCATCCTCATCGAACGGTGATTCGCTACCCTTGAACATGGTCGCAGTGATCTTCTTTCCGGCGAATGAGTCAGTGACCTGACGACGCAGACCAGCGCCGAGACCGTCACCATCCCAGAGGAAGTGATCAGCACCGTCGTTAATCGCCAGACCAGTCGCCCAATCTGCGCCATCGTTCACATCGACCTGCTCTGGCAGTTCAGCAATGCGCTTCACTACTGATCCATGGCGCATGGCGTAACCCTTGGCATCCGGACCGGTGTCTGATGGGTCGTGAGATGCAACGACTGCCCCTCGCGCTTTCCAGCCAAGCTTCTTGTGAGCATCTGTTGCCGCTTCCAGCCATTCACGCTTGATGATTGCCATATCGCTTGCGCTTACCGGCTCGCCGAGCCAGATGTGACGATGCAGAGTTGGATTGCGCCGCTTGCATTCTTCCATCTCCAGTCGGAGAACCTCAGGAAAGTGCGGGTTATCAGTGTAGTTAACCGTCAGTAGACAAATGTCATCAGGATGGTCGACAACGAAGCGCTGATAGGTATCGTCGAGAATATTCTTCGGGTTGAAACTGACCCAGATTTCAGAGTTTGGCTTTCTGATAGTTGGAATCAGAATATCCCATGATTCCTTCGTTACTGCCTCGGCCTCTTCTACCCAGCAGATGTCGATACCTTCGAGTGATTTAATCTTCGTCGGGTTGTTCTTGATGCCGTAGAACATGAATTCAGCGTTAGTGCCAAGATGGCGAATCATCGAACGCTGAATTTCGAACTCGGCTGCATATCCTTCTCGCTCGATTGTGTCTTCAAGCAAACGGATTACAGAATCACTAATACTGTTCTGCAGCTCACGAGCACACAGGATCCGCACTGGCTGACGTCTTGCGGCCTCGATAAGCAAACGAGCCATCGCCCACGACTTTCCGCTACCTCGACCGCCCTTAGCGACCTTGTAACGATGCGCATTGATGAACGGTTGGAAGATATGGTTAATCGTTGTCATTTCCCGAATAGAGTGCTCATTGGTGATGTTTCAATCTGGATAGCGCCGCCGCCTGGGCCAGTATGCTCGATGATTTGCTTATCAAGCCCGGTTAATTTTGCTTTACCGAGGGTTGCGGCCACTGCGGCTGAAGACTGCGGCGTTTCAGCGGTTAAGGCTGCCTGTCGAGCTTCTTCGAGTTCTGCCAAAAGCGAGTCAACTGTCACGCTGTGACGCTCTTTAATCTCACCCCTCAGTTCTGCCACCCTTAGGGCGATCTTAGGGTTATCGAGTAATTTGCTGGCTTGTACGTGTATGGCATCTGGCTTCATGTTTTCGGCGGCATACGATGACCGGTACGCCTCCGATGCGTTACCAGTTTCGATGTATGCCTGACAAAAAGCCTCTTGCTTAATTGTCAGTGTCATTCTTACGCCTTGGTGAATGCCTGCGCGTACTCAACCATACGGCCAGGGGTTAACTGGATAACGCTCATGTCACCAAGAGGCAGGAAGCCAGCGGTGATCTTCGCGTTGCACTTAATGGTGAAGTCGGCACGGTCAGAGCTAACCACGATGTCGTAGTCAGTTGCTGTGGTGCCACCGGCAGCAACAACCTGGAAATACTCGGTCTTGGTAGGAGTGGCATGAACGCCAACCAAGCCGCCTTGAGGGAAGCGTGATGCTGCAATATGCGACTTCACCACTGGGATCAGATTTGCGACCGAACCGGCAGTTGCTGTCTGCATGGATGTGATTGCCATTACTTAGCCCCTTTCTTTGGTTTCTTCTTGCCTTTACCGGCTTTGCTCATAGCAATGGCGATAGCCTGGTCTTGTGGCTTGCCAGCTTTAACTTCAGTGGCGATGTTCTCGCTGATGACCTTTTTCGACTTACCTTTCTTCAGTGGCATAGCTTTCCTCGCCATTCAGGTTTCTTCAATTAAATCAGGCTACTCAAATTTGAGGAGCGCCCTAACCAAACAGGCCGAGCGCTTCTTCTGCCATCTTGATGGCCTTGTCTACGCGACCGACGACGCCGGGCTCTGTTTGCACACGCGTATATGCATCTTTGAACAGCTCGTATTTGAGCTTGTTGCCGCCGATAAAGGTGATTGCCTTCTCACCTGCAGCGGTGTCGCTCTGAACCAGTTTGAAAACTTCAAGGTTCATTGCCTGCTCTTCGGTCATTTCTGTAATTGCCATGATTGGCTCCGTCAGTGTTTGTTTAGATATTCGGCACCGAAATAAACGAGCGTAATCCATGTGGTGAAAATTAGCGCCACAGGGATATAACATTCACATAGATAGGCAATCCGATACATGATTCGCTTTAGAAATCCTGCCCTTACGCACACCAACACGCCTGCCAAATCAGGCCTGATAACTACGTAGGACGGCGGCTTGTTGAAATTCATATTAACTCCTTATATAGCCGCAGCATCAGCCACACCTCTCGGAGTTGCATCGCCACTTCCGTCTTTCCGGCTGCCAAGACGTGATCACCTCCTGCTAGGTAACACAGTCTCATTCCTTGTCGGGGGAATTCATTTCAAACACTGCGTGTTGATGTATTCCTGCAGCGCTTTCAGTGCTGTTTGGTCGCTGACGATCCCGGCTCTGATACCGAGAACGTTTCGTCCAGCAGTTGAAGAGAGTTCGACGGCGGCATCATCGCCCATGCCGGAGGAACTGGCGGTTTCGGTTGTGGCTGGCACAGAACACTTGCCTTTGACGAGCACCCGGCCACCATTATCAAGCTTGCGCTGCAGAGCATCATTTTTAGCTTTTGCATCCGCTAACTCCTGGGTGTATTTGGCATCCAGCGTGGCAACATCGCGCTTTCTGGTTTCCATATCAGTGATGGTAGTGCGGGCCTGATTCAGCGCATTGATTTTCTCATCGCGCTGACGCTTGTATTCGGTGGCGTTATCTCGGTAATGGTTGACCGCCCATCCCAACGAAACTATCAGGCAAGCGATAAGGCCAATGGCGATTGCTGTTAGCCTGTTCATGACAGAAACAACGAGCGTTCACGCCGCCTGCGCGGAAGAAGAATATCCGGATCGTTGCCTGCCCGTTTCCATGCCAAGAACTGATCTGCAGCACCGGCATAATCGCCAGCCTTAAGCTTCCGGAGCAGTGTCGAACCGTTGAATGCTGATGCGCCGATGTTGAACACCAGGCTGCAAAGAGCGTCATATTGGTTCTGGTTCAGCTCGACATTCGCCGAGTTGATAGCTCGCTCAGTCCACTGCAGGTCAAAGCGCAGTAGGTCGGATGATTTCTCTTTCGAGATAGTCATACCCATTGCAACAGGTTTGCCATCAACCAACCCAGTATGACCGACGCCGATAGTGGGGATCCCGCGTGTATCTTTGTAAGCTGAGAGCTTTTCACCCTCTTGGCGCTTCAGGAAGTCGATACCGTTATTGCTGATTTTCATCACTAGCACCTACTCGCTTGCTGATAGCGCTGATGGCGATATTGCGGAGCTTTTCGACGCCGATAAAGCCAACCATGCCACCAATGAAAGGAGACATGCTTACCGGCAATCCGAACACATCCAGAGCACTGGAGATGCAAAGAGAAAGGGCGCCACATAGGACGCCCTCAATCCAGCGATTTTTTCGCTCCACACCATCGTAAATTAATCGGCCATAGCAAATTAACCCGGCCATCATTGAACCAAGAATTTGCGGCCATGCGTTTTTAAGGCCGTTCAGAACGTCGACCCAGAATCCTGCATCGCGTTCATTCATTTGACGATCCTGCATACTCTATGCCCCTACACTCTGCCCGCCGAGCGAGTCAACGAATGCACGGTCGTTATCACAGAGAACGCGTAGAGCGCCGATTTGAGCGCCCCATGCATCCTTCTTCCACAGCTCAACAGTGGAGATAACTTCATCATCGGTCTTTGCGCTTGCGAGGCCATATGAAACGACAGATCGCGGGTACGCGTAGGCCGCCGAGTTAATCCTCGAATTAACCTCTGCAGCGAGATAAGAAAGGAGAATTAAGCCCAGCAACCAAGGAGACGAACTCACGAAACCAGCCCGGACGAGCTCAGGTAATTTGAGCATGGTGGGTTCCTTACATTGCTATGCTGTAGTCAAAGGCCATTTGTAAGGCCCACAAATGAAAAAAGGCCGCCCGGAGGCAGCCTTTGAAATTGGGTTGGCAGACTATGTACACACTTGTCACACCATACCCTCTTATTATGGGTAAATGGGCAAAGCAAAGTCAAGCATTATCTATGCAACATGCTTAATTTTCTCTACACGTTTGCGACTGTTGAACGCATTTACCATCGGAGCATAGAGCATAAACAGGCTTGCTTTGAGAATTTCAGCCACTTCTTTCCTGCATGTTTCCTCAGACGGCTTGCGCCACCCTTCCCCTAATCGACCGCGGTTAATCTTGCGGGGCTTTGCAGTCGCGTGATAGTAAGATGCAATGGCTCGCTTAGAAGAACCATGAGCGTAGTAGCTGAGCAGGATGCCGAAGGCTTTCTTGTCGATAAACATGACGGAATCTACGACCTGAGAAATCAACATTCCGTCATCGTCATTGCACATCGGTCTGCTAGGGTTTTTGCTTGGCTCTACGCTTTCCATGAACTTGGCGATCATGTTGCTCATGCGTCGCTCAAGTCGGCCTGAGTAAACCCATGCGCCCCACAGCTCAAGCCAGCCGTTTACCCACTGGTGCTGGTCATCCTCCAGCTCAAATTTGCTGATGTTCACGATATGCCCTCCGTTTTAACCGTTCCGTGCCGGTCTTGTTTTGTGGTGAACAGCGTATGCATTCCGCGCCGGTCGATTACTCTAACGACCATGTTTCCACCCGGACGTTGAACCACTCCATGACATCTGCCGGTGAGCGCGCGGAGAAATCTCGCTTCTTCGATTGCTGCAGGTATGCTTGTGAACATCAGGCTGCCTCCTGGAGTTTTTTCAGCTCCCGCAATTTCGCTCTGTAACGCGCTCTAATCGTGTCTAGCTCTTCGCGGGTGTATAGGTGTGGGTTGTTGTCGTTTTCAAGCGCCATGACTCGCTCAGCGCCGATTTTCGTGATGAGACTGATGCGGTATTGAGTGATTGCGCCGGAGTGATGGACATTGCAGGATGCGCACTGCAGATGGCAGTTATCTTCATTGAATCGGAGCTGACCTGCCGCTGCTGTCGTCCTGAAGTGACCTGCGTGATATTCTGTAGCCGTTGTACTGCCGCAGCTGATGCAGCCATTTCCCTCATCCCTGGTTCGTATGTAGTCGTTGAATGCTCGCTGGGTCATAGCTATCCAATGACTCAACGGCTTCGCGTCAGCCTTGCGCTTGTTCCACTCACGGCGTGCAGATGCCTCAGATTGCTTTTGCTTGCGCTCTGATTGCTGCTTTGCGTGTTTGATTGCACAGGATGGACTACAGACGATTTGAAGGGTGTTGCGTGGGACGAACTTGGCTTTGCATTGTCGACAGGCTTTAGGCTTCGGCGGATTAATGCCTTTAGCCATCGTCATCCTCCGCGTTTCCGATAACCTCATCGGCCTGACGGTCTATCTCGTCGTTGCACTGCTGGCAGATGTAGCATTCATCTTCGCCGAGCTCCGATAAGCAGCTGCAGCAGATATCTGTGCCGTACTTCTTCGGCACTTTCATAATTTCCGGGATGTTAATGGCGTTCATCGCACGCACCTCATCAGCAGAAACAGAACGGCATTACCCGGCCATGCGAGGCTAAGTAGCAGCATCTTTGTGGTTGATAGGGTTGGTTCGTATTTGCAGAAGAACTCGAAGCTGCGGCCAGCGATGAAGCAGTAGGCGCAGGCGGCTATGATTGCGATGGTGATGAGAATTAGCATTTTTCGGCATCCTTCTTCATGAGGAAGACAATCATGGCAGCGCGGAGTGGGTTTTGGTGCGACTGATAATATGAAGTCCCATCAGATTCAACGTGATTTGCAGTCCAAAATCCAGTTGCGCATAACTCACGCTCGCTTTCATCTGTGAAATCATAATCGGGACTAACTTCAATTAGGCTCTCTACAATAATCGGCCATGCATCTGCCGGGTTGTTGCAGTAGTCTTTTGTCCCCTGGATTCTTCCTTTCTCATCCCTGAACTTGACTCGTCCATCATGCTCAATGAAATGGGCTGTCATTCCCAATGACTCACCCACCCTTGCGTTAATTTCATAATCTGGAACTTGGCTGTAATCAGTCATGGCTTTCTCCGTGCGCGACGACGCAGCCACATGCTGTCGGCTAAGGTCGCGGTATAATTGAATGAGACGATGTTTTCTGGTTGTTGGCGTGGCTTTCTGGTCTTGCGGTGGTCAGTCTTGAATATCAGGCTATCCATTATGATTTGCGTTGGACTTCGCTGTGTCATGCTGCTTTGTCTCCATATCGATTAGCCCATTCGATAGCGAGCCGGGATTCATCGCTGAACTTGACGCCATGCTCAGCACCAAACGCGTTGATTAACTCTATGAGGTCGCGCATCTCGCCGACTGTCATCTTGCTTGTTGATTGCCCCAGAACGACGAAGCCGCCGTCTATGCCAGGAACCGTTTCTTGCTTCTTCAGCGCAGCCGTGAAAACACACTTCCAGCTCTCAGATCCCATTTTTCGGCCATACCAAACGACCTGCTCGCTTATGTCGCGCAGGGTTGCCCAGAGCTTGGCGTTCTGGTCTAGGCTTCTGGTTGGCTCTTGGATGGTTATTGCGATGGGTTTATCTGGATTAAGTGGTAGGCTGTCGATGAAGTTTTTCAGGTTCTGGCATATTCGCGGGTTTCTCAGAAGGAAAACCTGCTCGCTCATATTTTACCCTTAGTCTCGTTTGTGACGGCTCGCATATTAAATTCCTCTTTCGGGACATAGCCGCTTCCTGTGTTCACATAGCATGTCATGAACTGGTATTCAGTTTGTCTTTCCGTGGTTTTTGCATAGATATCGCAGTCATACTTATCCACTTGAACTACAATAAAGATCGTTCCTAGGATGAAGATTGCAAACACCACAATAGGAATAACTAAAATATAAATAGCGTCTTTCATCCCCTACTCCCCTTTGATTGATAGGCCGATAGAGCGGATGGAATCCTCACAGCGCTTGATTGCTATGTCGGCACAAACGGTACATTCAATTCCCACGGAGTCAGGAAGAGCAATCGCTAAACCTTCTCGGCTCTTCCGATAAAGAGCCCAACATAGATCTACAATGTAACCGGGGTATTCCATGGCGGACCATCCGGTTTCATTTTCGAAATCTGCTTCAAACTCTTCGCGTAGCTTATCCATGCTTCACCTCGAATTTGAGATTTTCGATTTTTTCAATCTTCTTTTTCAGGCTGATGATTTTCTTCTGTCGCATTTCTTCGGCCTTCTGAAGTGCGTCACTCTCTGTGAAATGAAAATCCCCTTTATGCATATACGCGTCAAAATAACCTTTGGCTCTATCGCCAGGAATCACGGCCATATCGCTTCCGCAATTGCATTCAGCCATCGCCGAGTAAACGCCGACTGTCAGCGCGTATTTGGTAACGAAAATCTTTGTTAATTGCTTATCCATGGTTATCTCCTTTGCTTGGCAGGTCAGAAACCGCCCTTCTGTTTTGATGGTCGGGATTCAGTTTCAGATGCTCGCATTTTTGCCTGAAGCTGATCGCAGTCGTAAATTGCGCCGTGACGTTGCTCAACAAAGACAACACCGCTTTCCCCATGACGGTTGAGGCGCAAGAGCAATTCCGTATCTTGCTGATTGGCATTATCGTCGTAAGCACCCTCTCGATAAATACCCAGCCAGTAATCGCAGTCCTGCTCGATTTGCCCAGTATCGCGGGAATCACTTGGCAGCGGCCGCTTGTTGGTTCGCTTCTCAAGGTCGCGGTTAAGCTGGGTAAGCAGAACGACGACGCACTTCAGCTCTTTGGCGAGGTTCTTTAGCCCTTTGGTGATCATGCCGTAGGCCAGATCGTTACGCTCCGCCTTCTCGGCTTTCATCAGCGTCAGATAGTCAACGAGAACCATCCCTACGCTACCGCGCTCACGCTTAATCCTGCGGCTCTCTGCAACGATATGAGCTAGAGATAGACCTGGGGTATCGTCGATGTAGAGATTGCCGCTCTGAGCGATTTGCAGGCCCTTTGCTGACGCCATTGCGAAACGGGTGTCGTCGTATCCGTCGAGGTAGAAGTTTGACGAACTCACTCCCGATGCCTGGGAAAGCGAACGCTCTACGAGCTGCTCCTGTGGCATTTCAAGGCTAAAGGCGATCGCAGGTTTGTTCTCTTCCAGTGCGCAATGCAAGGCCATTTTCATGTAAAGCGTGGTCTTGCCCATCTTTGGCCGCGCGCCGACAACGAATAACGATCCATTCACCAAACCTTTCGGAGCGAGCAATTCATCCAGCGATGGAATGCCTGTTGAGATGCCAACTGCTGACGGGTCACTGCTCAGGCGCTTTTCGACAATGCTTACCCAGGATTCGAAAGCCTCCGCAAATGGCACCGCGCCACGAACAGAACCAGCACGAGATTTGTCAGCAGTATGCATAGCCAGTGCTTGCATGTGCTCCAGCTTCTCGGCGGTAGTCATCGCTGATGGCTGATAGAACACCTCGAGCATCTTGTTGGCCTGTTCGATAGCGAAACGCTCCATAGCGCAATCCTTAACGCGATTAGCGTATGCCAGAATGTTCGCGGCGCTTGGCGTGTTCTTGGACAGTTCGGCCAGATAGGCGAAACCGCCAACTCGGTCAATCTCTCCAGCGGACTCCATGCGCTCAGCAACGGTGATCAGGTCGATAACGCTGCTCTTGGAATTCATCTCGCGCGCGGTGCGGTAAATCACTGAGTGAGCCGGACTGTAAAACATTTCAGGCGCCAGGAAAGAAAAAACGCGCTGAACTCGGTCGCTCTGCGCGTCTAGTAGGATTGAGCCAAGCACTGATTGCTCTGACTCGATGCTGCTCGGTGGCAGCCGGTAATCAGCGGTCGTCATGATCGCCCTCACGAACTTTGAGATAAACATTGTCGTTCAGCAGGAAGTCAAATCCCTTCTTGTGCCAAACAGTCCCGCGCTGCTGGTTCTGACGCTCTTCGAACATCCAGCGGCAGTTGTCGCGAACGTAGCCCAGGTATTTCCGCCAGTCGTCCATCGTGAACCCATGACCATCCAGCTGACGAGTAACCACCCCGGCTTTTCGCCAGAAGGTTTTAATCGAGCTGCGACGTTTCTCGGTTAGTGCTCTGACCGATTTCGCTTCTGGCAGGATTTCGTGATAGGCGTCGATGACGTCTTGGCATGAGATTGAAGGTTTTTGCTTTTCTGATTTTTCGCTGGCTGATGCACTCTCATTAGGTTTACCTAATGAGTTATTATTTAATTCATTCTCTGTGGCACTTTGTTGGCATTCTGTTGGCACAACATTGCCCATAGCCTTTGGTGCGCCTGAGTTTGCGTTGGCACTTTGTTGGCATTCTGTTGGCACAATTTTTAGCTGATAGTCGTCGTATTTCACTACGAAAATCCGGGTGAATTTCTTAGTGGATTCGCGACTTATCATGCCAAGCTTTTCGAACTTATTGAGCAGGTATTTAATCCGGCTCTCACTGATTCCGGTATCTAATTCCAGCTTGCTCCTACCAGTGATGAATTCGCCACGGCGCAAAAGAATATCGCCAAATTCAGTTGTAACGACGGTCGGCTCATAGTTTGCTGTTAGGATGATATGAACCCACAAATGCGTTGCCTCTGAATCCTTGTAGAAAGGCAAGTCTTTAATCTTTCTGTGTAGCAAGGCAAACCCCTTACCGGCTGCCTCCGGTGTCTCTACGTGGCGCTCCTGCTGCCTGTAGTCGGATAATTTTCTAACGACGCCCATTCTTCTTCACCCCTGCCAGTGCAATCCGATATTCACCAATGAACCGAGCAGCAAAGCTCCGGTTATTGGCGGCTGCAACAACGATTCCTTCAGGTGAATCAGGATGCCGTCGTTCCTCTTCTGTCTTGTAAATTCGGCGATTTTTTGCCATAATTTCCTCCAGTGGTTATCTCCAAACATCACTATCACGCCTCGAAAGCTGCAACTTCCTGGGCGTTTTCTTTTGGTGACAGATATCCAGCCAGGCGCTTAGCCAACTCCGCCATTTCTTCGTCTTCCATGCCCCACTCCAGAACGGCTAATAACATCGCCATGCGAGGGATAAGAGACTCTTTCCAGCGTGTGATTTGAGATGGGTTAACGCCTACTGCAGCTGCAATACTTGTGACGCCTTTCAGCGCTATCTTGTTGAGCAACGAGCTTTCAATGCGACGGGCGTCATTGCGTGTTTTTGCAGTGTCCATACGTAATACTTCCTTTGTGGTTTAAATAGATACGTGCGGCATCCGTGGGGATTGCCACTTTGGTTTGTGCGACCGAAACAGTCGCGGTTAAGTTGTTTAAAGAGCGGTGGTGCTTATGCTGCTTGTTCTGGGTGCTTAAACAGATTTGGGAGGTCTGGGCGAATCTGATAGTTCTGCACCTTACCTCCAGTGGCCTGAACGATGGATTCAACGTTCTCAGGAGCCACTTTCGCCTTGCAGTGCAACCACTTCTGCACTGCCGACTGACTAACGCCACATGCGATCGCCAGCTTTTTCTGCGTTCCGACGATCGCGATGGCGGTTTTAATTACTTGGTTGATAACTGGTTCCATAAAACCACCTCCGTTGTATTCAAGTCATAATATACAACTATAGTTTTATTTTGGCAAGAATATAGTTGTTTGACCACGTATAACCGAGGTTGTATTTTCTCGGATATGAAAATGACTCTCGCTCAAAGATTGAAGGCCGCCATGTTGGCCGCAAACCTGACGCAGTCCGCACTAGCCGATTTGGTTGGTGTGTCACAGGCTGCAATACAGAAGCTAGCTTCTGGAAAAGCAAAAACGTCGACTAAAATCGTGGAGATCGCCAGGGCATTGCATGTTCGTCCTGAATGGCTCAGTGAAGAATCTGGGCCGATGAGGGATGAAAGTGATAGCTCTTATTCAAAGCATCACCCTGATTCAGCTACACCGCCGCTTGAAGAGTGGGAAGCTGGTGCTTCATGGGATAGAAATACCCCTTTGCTCAGGGATGAAGTAGAGGTGCCTTTTTTGCGAGACATTGAGCTCGCCGCTGGGGACGGAAGTTATAACGAAGAACAATATGATGGGGAAAAATTGAGATTCTCCAAAGCCACGCTGCGCCAGGTTGGCGCTAGTACCGATGGCAAAGGAGTTTTGTGCTTCCCAGCTCGCGGCAACAGTATGGAGCCAAACATACCAGACGGTACTGAGATAGCGGTCAACACGAATGACAAGAAGCTAGTTGATGGAAAGCTTTATGCCATCAACCAGAACGGATGGAAGCGCATCCGGGTTCTTTATCGTGTTGGACCGGATAGGATAAGCCTAAGAAGCTACAATTCGGCCGAGTACGAGCCGGAGGAGAAGGATATTAACGAAGTTGAAATTATTGGTCGTGTTTTCTGGTACGCAGTTCTTCCTTGAGCAACAACCTCAAGCTCGGTAATCACCCGAGCTTTTCTGCTTCCCGCCTCCAAGATCACACTTTTTAACCTTAATCCCTCCCCTGCACAAAAAATTTCAGTTTTTTAATACAACCAAAAACAACCACTTAATACAACCACACCCATATTTACAACTTCAGTTGTTGACATAAATACAACCATAGTTTTAAATGAAGTCATCGAAACGAAACATCGATGCGGCAACCGGAACAACCAGCCGCGCCAGACATGAAGTCAGGCTGCTTCTTTAACAATCCAGATTGAGACTGATTCGGTCTCACCAAAGTGAAGTTGGCTTTGGGGTGTCGTGACCGCGCCAAAAAGTAATCGCTGCTCCCTCTCAGGGGTAAACGCGTAGCGGGAATACGGTAATCGCAACTGAGATAGAGGTACAACGTATCGCTCACGACACCACCAAAGCTAACTAACGGAGAAATCCACATGAACAGCAAAGAACGCAAGAAGCTGGCTCGAGCAATCGCACATCGGGCAGAGCGTAACAAAGATATCAGCCTGGCTCGCAACGTGGCCTCAGCACTGGTTGGAAATGCGCGAGTTGCCAAGGCGCTTTCACTCATTGAATACAAAGCATGTCCTCGGCCAGTTCGTGAGTCAGCTGAAGGCGGTGCGATGTGCTTGCCAGAGGTGGCAATGTTCGCAGCTGGGCATCGCAAATCAAACAAAATAACAGCACGTTAACAGCAGAGGGTTGCACGATGAGCAAATTTCCACGCGTTTATTATTACGCATCACGCAAAACAAAATTTATCGAGATCACTCACGCGCCGGTTAACGGAGTAAGCACCAAGGAAACTAAATCAGTGAGCAGCAAGGTGGAGGCGCGTCAGATAGTTAAAGAGATAAACGGCGTCGCTTGGAATTTTTAACACCTATGGCTCCCGGGGACTCACCGAAAACAGCCGCCTAGCGGCTTTTTTTTACGCCTAAAAGTCGAGGTAAGCATGAGCTTCAGAGGAAAGGTTTGGTTTTGGATGTTGGTTTCATGCGCCCTCTTCTGGTGTGGCGTTGTTATTGGATTGATGGAGATGGTGAGATGAGTAAAGAAACAGGTGGTCAAGTGTTTCCATGTGCGCCCCGCATTGAATCAAAAAATACGGAGGAATTAGGCATTACGTTGCGTGATTACTTCGCAGCACAGGTGATGAAAAGCGAAATTGCTAGAGGTGGTTTTCATAATGCCATAAATGTCTCTGCTTACGCTTATCAGGTGGCTGACGCCATGCTGATGGCTCGCAATAACTGACCATCACAAAGCTCATATCCGTGTGAGCTTGATGATGTTTAGAGAAGCCTCGACACCCTTTAGGCCGCCATTGTGCGGCCATTTTTTTACCCATCGCTAAGCCAATTTACGAGTTGGTTCAGCAATGAATACCTATCAATCAACAGGAGCATCACCATGCAATATGCCGTTGCAGGGTGGCCTATTGCTGGCTGCCATAACGAAACCTTACTCGAAATCATCACCCGCCGGATGCGCTGTATTGGCCGGTGGTTGAAAGACACTCTTAATCAAAGAGGCGAACCATGAATAAGCCATTCAACACCGCTCAGTTCACCGCCAGAGCCGCTATACAGCTTCGCAGTCCTGCATTGTGGGCAATGGCTATGGTTCAGCTTAAACAAGCCTGGAGGTCGAAATGAACGCACAACAGGCCGTCGAAATTGAGCGCATCGTATCGACTTTCACTGAAGAAGATAACGAAGCGGTTTATGAAGAGGTTGAGCGCCTCGATAAGCAGATGCGGATTGGTTACATGGAGAAAATGCTTAGAGAGCATCTTCCGCACTGTGAAGCCGAGGTATTCGCGCTGGCTACTGAATCATCCGAGTTTCAGGAGATAGCCAGCAAAGCGATTTGGGATTGTCTGACAGAGATTGTGAAGCGTGAGCGGGCTGTCGAGATATACCGGAACAAACACAGATACGACGAGGTAGCGTGATGAGCTTCAGCATCATTGAATTCGTGAAACAGCAGGAGCCGCTATTTAGCGGAGCGCTGACTGACCAATCAGTTACATGGGCTAAGGAAAGCCAGTTCGCGATGCAGCTTTTCCAGAAGAATGATTTCCTGACGAAAACGGCGATCGGGAATCCGGCGAGCGCGCAGAACGCGATTATCAACGTAGCGGCAATTGGTATCACGTTGAACCCAGCCAGCAAGCTGGCCTACCTCGTTCCGCGCGATGGGATGGTGTGCCTAGACATAAGCTATATGGGCCTGCTTCACCTCGCTCAGGCTACCGGGTCAATTAAGTGGGGTCAGTGCAAGCTGGTTTACTCGAACGACACCTACGAATCGAATGGGCTGGATAGCGCACCTACTCATAAGTACAACGCTTTCGGTGAACGCGGTGAAGTGGTAGGGGGCTACTGCACGGTTAAGACTCCTGATGGAGACTATCTCACAGAAGAAATGAGCCTAGCAGAGATAAAGGCAACCGAAGCTACCAGTAAGGCAAAGAACGGCCCATGGAAGACGTTCTGGGCGGAAATGGCGCGTAAGACAATCGTCAAGCGGGCTAGCAAATACTGGCCGCGTGCTGAGCGATTAGATGCCGCAATTGAATACATGAATACCGACGGCGGAGAAGGAATAAACTTCAACCAGGAACGAAGCCAAGAGCGCGACATCTCTCCCGCTGCGATAGAAACCCTGCAAAACATCACCGACCTTCTCACAAAAATGGATAAAACGTGGGGCGACATGCTGCCGCTTTGCTCTCAGATTTTCGGGCGCACAATCACGGCCGCATCTGAATTGACGGAGGTCGAGGCTGTTAAAGCGCATGACTTCCTCATCAAGAGAACCAAGGTGGCAGCATGATCACTTCTGAAATGCTTCTTCAGCGCACTGGCATAGACATCAACCAAGTTGAGCAAGGAAGCTCGGAATGGCATCGTCTCAGGCTTGGAGTAATCACTGCATCAGAGGCTTCGAAAGTCATATCAAAGCCACGAAGCGGAACGAAATGGCCTGACATGAAACAGACCTATTTCTATACGCTGCTTGGCGAAATATGCACAGGCGAGTCTCCTGAAGTAAACGCAAAAGCTCTGGCGTGGGGAAAGCAGCATGAAGAATCGGCACGGAGGCTATTCGAGTTTACGGCTAACGTAAGCGTCATTGAGGCCCCGATACTTTACAGAGACGAAGCAATGAGAACTGCGTGCTCCCCAGACGGTTTATGCTCCGACGGGCGCGGGCTAGAACTAAAATGCCCTTTCACCAGCGCGGTATTTATGAAGTTCCTGCTTGGTGGCCTTGAAGCAATAAAATCGGAGTATATGGCCCAGGTTCAATACAGCATGTGGGTTACCGGTAAGGATGGCTGGTATTTCGGCAACTATGACCCGCGCATGAAACGAGAAGGAATACATCACATCATCATCGAGCGCGATGAAAAGTACATGTCAGATTTCAACGAAATGGTGCCTGAGTTCATAGAAAAAATGGACGAGTCATTGGCAGAAATCGGCTTCAAGTTCGGTGATCAATGGAGGTAATCCATGTCAGAACGCTGGCAGGACTACGAAAGAAAATATCTCCGGCAAGCAACTAAAGACACGGAAGTAGAAATCATCGCAAGGAAGCTTGAACGAAGCGAGTCTGCAGTCATTAGAGAGGCTCGCAGGTTGAAGCTAAGGCGTATCGGTGGCACTTCACTTCACTACCGAAACAAGAAGCAGCCGCTTCGAAAATGGCGGCATCTAATCAAGCCATGCGACAAATGGAGCCAACAAGAGTTGGCTCTTTTTTTTACCCATTCAAACCAGCAGATAGCCGAAATAACCGGTCGCTCAATTGAGTCGATCGGAGATAGGCGCTTGCTCGAAAACCTGCGGCGAAACGGCTGGCTAATGAGATGAACCCACTGGAGGTCATCATGAACAAACACCCACTCCACTACTCGCGATTCTTTCGTGAGCCGATCGTCAAGGGATACGTGATGACCTCCGCTGGTTTACGCATTCCTGCAGTAAGCCTGGAGCCATTCCACGACAACGCCCTGCTCCGGTTACTCGGTTGGGGATATTACCTGCCAGTTGGCGATATGAGCGCCTATGGCGGCGTTCAGACAGATGTTTACTGGATGGACACTGAAACATATCGAGTAATAAATCATCGCGTCTACTACGACGACACGAAGCCAATTATCGAGCCAGAGCCATTCCAAAAAATCCCAGAAATCACCGTGAAGATGAAAAACACGGCGCGGGAGATTTTGCGATGCCTGGATAACAGAACACTGAAATTCTGCCACGCACGCCGTCAAGTCGGTGAGCTTCTTGGCATCACTTTCGGCTTTAAAGAATGCTGCTCTCTATCTGAATTGCGAGAGCTGGTTACTGAAGTCTTCAATTTGGGAGTTAAGAGATGAGCACTGAGAAGCGAATTAATAGTGAATTAGCAGCTGAATACGAATCTCTGAAGGCTGAGCGCGATGCGCTGGCAGATCGAGTTAATGCGCTGGCTTTGGAGAATGCGGCGCTGAAGGAATCAGAAGTTCCACTGGGTGCTATCGAAAATGGACGCGCTTTTGCTGACCGTCTCGAGGCGTATCCATTCGAGTGCCAAGGCGGAAACCTCAGAATGTGTAGTGACTGGCAAGAACTACGCCGCTGTTTAGAACATCTTTCTGAATGGGCCATGCACGGTAAATCTGAAACCCCATCCACTGACGCAGCACTTGCAGCTATCCAGGCGCAGGGAGTGGAGAAGGCTGCAGCAGCACTTGATGCCCTTTCCGCTCAATCAGCGTCAGCTACAACCCAGGCAAACTTCCGGGCGGCCGCAGTATATCTGCGCGCAGAGGTTCTTACAGCAATTCGGGAGGCCAAATGAAAGAGCGCCCAGTGATGCCAGACAATAAAAACGCTCAACTCATTCACGCAGATTGCATGGAAGCGATGCACCTAATCGCCGATGGCTCCGTTGATATGGTGTGCGCTGACGTGCCATACGGCACCACGCAATGCGCCTGGGACTCTGTTCTTGACCTTGAGCTGATGTGGTCACACCTGCACCGCATCGCCAAACCAAACGCCGCTATCGTGCTGTTCAGTGCGCAGCCGTATACCTCTGTTCTGGTCAACAGCAACATCCGACATTGGAAAACGGAGTGGATTTGGGAAAAGGGCAACGCAACAGGGTTCCTCAACGCCAAGAAGCAGCCGCTACGCGCACATGAAAACATCCTGGTGTTCTATCGCGGCATGCCGACATACAACCCGCAGTTTACTGAGGGTCACCAACGCAAGACGTCGAAGCGAAAATCGGTGAACTCTGAAGTATACGGTAAGGAATTGACGCTCACTGAATATGACTCAACAAAGCGGTACCCGCGTGATGTTCAGTTCTTCTCGAGCGATAAGCAAAAAGGGAATTTCCACCCAACGCAGAAGCCGGTTGGTCTGGTTCGCTATCTGATCGAGACGTACAGCAACCCCGGTGATGTGGTGCTGGATTTCACGATGGGGAGTGGTACCGCTGGCGTTGCATGCTCAGCGACTGGCCGCCGATTCATCGGTATCGAGAAAGAACAGAAATATGTCGAGGTTGCGCGCCGTCGGATTTTCGGTGACAGCGCTAGGGAGGTGGAGCGTGGGTAAGGCCATATTCCTCTACGACTTCACAGGGCTAATGGCAAAGCCGTGGCTGGATGCTGGATATGAGTGCTGGTGCTTCGATGGACAGCACAATGCAGGCATTACCAGAGATGGCAATCACGTCCGCGTTGGCATGTGGTTCAGTGCCGGCGACAAGCTTAGCCAAGCTGGCGAGATTGCACGGATGGTGGGCGATGATGTGGTGATGGTGTTCGGGTTCCCGGAGTGTACCGACCTGACTGTTGCCGGCGCCCGCCACTTCGAAGCAAAGCGCCAGGCTAATCCGATGTTCCAGATTGAAGCAGCAGAGCTTGCTGACCTCGTCCGTATTGTTGGGGTCATCACTGGCGCGCCGTGGGCTTTCGAAAACCCTGTAGGCGTTCTGTCGAGCATCTACCGCAAGCCAGACTTCGCATTTCAGCCATGCGACTTCGCCGGCTACCTGCCTGATGGTGATGAACACCCGCTGTACCCGGAGGTTTACCCTGGGCGAGACCGCTACAACAAGACGACGAACATCTGGTGTGGCAATGGCTTTCGCCAACCAAAAATGCGCTACATAGCACCGGAACAGAAAGATAACCCAGGCTGGCGTCTGTGCGGTGGAAAGTCAACGCGAACAAAGAACATTCGCAGCGCAACCCCACGGGGGTTTGCTCAGGCAGTGTTTGAGGCTAATTCGAAGGAGTCCCAGCATGGATAATCATACCCAAGGGTGGGGATTCCCCGCGTTAGCTAAGAAAGCGCACTACTTTGCCGATGGCAGCCCAACCAGCCTGTGCGGTAAATGGTTATTCACAGGCGTCCTATTTGATGAGCACCACGACCATCCTGAAAACTGCGCAGTTTGCATGCGCAAGCGGGCCGAGGCCCAGGAGAAAGCATTATGAGCAAAGTAAAAACGATGGGCGCCAGCCCGCTGAGTGGCACAATTTTTTACGGCACGCTGGACACCGACAAGGGCCGCTGGGTTGGTCATAAATCTGACGTAACTGAAATGGCTCGCCGGTCCGTTGCTGAGCATCTTTACCATACCGGTGACAGCCATACCTACGAGCTGAAAGATGGCCGCCTTCTGGTGCTGAGCGTTGAAATTCGGGAGGCTGAGTGATGGACAATAAGCTGAGCGAACTGAGCAAGCCGGTGTCGTACATCGCAGATTGCGGAACGGTTGTCAGCGACAGCGACCCGTTCTTTGACGATTACAAAAATCCGAAACCAATTTACTCGCAAGAGTACGTCTCCGCCCTCCAACACGAATCCGCTGTTAACTGGGAGGCTGCGGCATCACTGAACGTTGAAAACCAGGAACTGAAAAAGCGCATCGCTGAGCTGGAAGGTCAGTTGCAATCTGGATTCACGCCGGAAGCGCTTGCACAAGAAGAGCGAGCAGAGAACGCGGAGCAACGAGTTGCCGAGCTGGAAGCCAGGCTGGCTACTCCGGTGCGGTTGCCTGACGTGATGTTTATCAAAGTCAGAGGCAAAGCAGTGCCAGTAATGCATGCTGATCGCGTTGATGAGCGAGTGCGCGCCGCTGGCTTCACCGTAGAGGGGGATGAGTAGGATGGAAATGACCGCAGAATACGCAAGAAGCGTTCTGTCATACGACCCAGAAACTGGAATATTGACCTGGCTGGTTAACTCTTCGAGAAATGTAAAGGCTGGACGAGTTGCAGGATCTGGATGCGGCATGGGGTATATGGCAGTAACTATTAACAAAAAACCCTATTTGGCGCATAGGCTTGCTTGGCTCATTCATTACGGATCATGGCCTGACAATGTCATTGACCACATCAATGGGGTAAGGACTGATAACCGAATCGTTAACTTACGAGACTGCACAAATCAGGAAAACATATGGAATACAAAAACATATTCAAATAGCACCACAGGAATAAAAGGTGTCAGTTGGAACGCTAAGGCGAAAAAGTGGCAAACCTCGGTGAAGTTTAATTACAAGACATATCACTTCGGAATGTTTGATGACATCAATGATGCCGCTTCCGCCGTTAAATCAGGAAGAGAAAGACTTCACGGTGAATTCGCCAACCACGGAGAGCGAAACAATGTTAACGACTGAGCAGTTGAGAGCGCGCGCTAAGTTCTGGCGCGAAAAAGCGGTAGAGGCGAAGTGGGAATCCGTGAGCATCGCTCAGGACATGCTGCAGAACGCCGACGCTTTTGATGAGTTGGCGACTTACCGGGAGGCGCAGCCGGTGGGGTACGCAGAAAACGGAAAGGGCTTCATCTACCCGCCGGAGCGCCGAGATCGCATTAAAAACCCTGTTGCCGTTTACACCGCCCCGCCAGCGCCAGCAGTGCCGGAGGGCTGGAAGATGGTGCCAGTTGAGCCGACAGAAGAAATGTTACGCGCCGCATTTCGTGAAGCTAGCGTATATAGCCCAACAGCTTATCGTGCAATGCTGGCAGCAGCGCCGGAGGGTGGGAATTGACTCACAGACAACCATAATTATACTGTATATATGAACAGTATTTTTATGGTGTAAGTTATGACAACGAAAAACTACAGCGGCTATCAGGTCGTTTACCGCGGCGAGACGCTGGAGTATCCCAAAGAAGGTGGCTGGGTGTTCTTCCAACGGCTGAAGGAATACGGCGGCGGGTACTGGCTAGGACGCACCTATCACGATCGCTTCGTTCTGGAGTATGATCGGCCAACTTCACTACATGACGGTATCAAATTTATCCTCGAGATGCGCGCTGCAGAGCTAAACTTTGCAACGTTCGATGATGACTTTGAGCTGATATAGGATTGGGCGATGTCATACAACATAGCGGATAAATCACCGGAAGAGCGCGAGAAGGTTAATGTAGATTTAGCTGCTTCAGGCGTAGCTTACAAAGAGCGCATGAATATGCCGATTGTTCCTGCGCAAGTTGAAGAAGAGCAGCCTGCACACCTGCGAGAATACTTCCGTGAACGACTGCAGCATTATCGTGGCCAAAGCCACAAATTCCCAGGTCCAAATGACCCGCGCTATCAGCAGATGGCAGAGGCCAACGGCAAGAAGTAAATCCAACCAACTGACATGAACCCGCTACGGCGGGTTTTTTGTTGCCCATCTCCAAGCGGAGTAACCATTATGGACACTATCAGCGTCAGGATTCCCCGCGCCTATTTCACTGACGGGCGCGTTAGCACGGATGCATTGCAGCAGAAACTTCATCAAGCACTGTGGGAGCGTACCGGAGTAATGCCTGCTCCTGTTCGAGTATTCCTGCATGAAGGGCAAGCAATCATGGCATCCGGCTGTGGCGCTGATGATGTCGAGAGCATTTTAGGATTAGGAGTTAAACATGGCTGACATCATCGACAACGCACAAGAGCAAGAAGAACTGATTATCCTCGCGGCATTATCCAACCGGACAAAGCCGTCAATGTTGTTTACTGGCCGCTGTTATTGGTGCGGAGAGACTATTAGCAGGGGTAATTTTTGCGAGGGCGATAGCTGCGCTGAAGATTACGATCGCCGGGTAAAAGCAGATAGGCAAAGAGGTGTCGCATGAGAACAAAACAAAGCGCCCTACTCATCTTTGATGGTCGCATGATCACCATCTATCTCGGCGCTGCTGATGATGAAGAATATGCAGGCAAGATGGCGATTATTGAGCAGATCGTTAAACCAGGCGTAAAGCTAATCGCTGAGCAATCAACCCTGGCCTCACACACTCCGGCAAACATCACAATCCAGTAGGTGCCAATGGACAAATACAGCCTTTCACGAAGTGAGGCCTGTAACTTCCTTGGCATCTCAGCACCCACGCTGACTAGCTGGATACGCTCTGGAAGACTGCAGGCAACAAGAAAAGACCCATCAAAAAACAAATCCCCCTATCTAATAACTCGCCAAGCCTGTATTGCCGCGCTTAACAATCCGATCCACACTGTGCCGGTGAGCGCGGATGATGCACATGAGGAGAAAGCAGCATGTCATTATTCCGCCGAGGGGAAACCTGGTACGGGAGTTACACGTCGCCAAGCGGCAAAAGAATTAAGGAGTCGCTTGGGACTAAGGACAGACGCCAAGCGCAGGAGTTGCACGACCGCAGAAAAGCTGAACTTTGGAGAATAGACCGACTTGGAGATTTCCCTGAGGTCACATTTGAAGAGGCGTGCTTGCGCTGGCTGGAAGAAAAGGCGCACAAGAAATCACTCGATGCAGATAAGGGCCGAATCGGATTCTGGCTTATGCATTTTGAAGGGGTTTTGTTGAAGGATATAACTGAGGCAAAAATTTACACAGCAGTCAGCAGGATGACGAACAGGAAGGCAGAGGAACGATGGGCGTTAAGAGCAGAAGCTCTTGCCAGGAAGGGAGTGGAGATTGAGCCGCGGAAGGCCGAGCCTGTATCTACTTCAACTAAGGCCAAGCACCTGGCGCTGATGAAAGCGCTAATGCGTGCTGCAGAGCGTGACTGGAAGTGGATTGAGAAGTCTCCGGTGATCAAGGTTCCACAGGAAAGAAATAAGCGCGTCAGGTGGCTTGAACCTGCACAGGCTCAGCGACTTATTGATGAGTGTCCTGAACCGCTTAAATCCACTGTGGAATTCGCTCTGACTACAGGCCTTCGCCGGTCGAACATCATTGAGCTTGCATGGTCGCAGATCGACATGCAGAGGAAGGTGGCTTGGATTTATCCTGAGGATAGCAAATCAGGACGGGCAATTGGCGTCGCTCTCAACGACACCGCTTGCGCCATTCTGCGGAAACAAATAGGAAATCATCATCGTTGGGTATTCGTTCACAAAGACCCGGTGAGGAAAATGCGAGTCGATTCTAACACTGCGTGGCGCGCGGCGTTAAGACGAGCTGGCATTGATGATTTCCGCTTCCATGATTTGCGACATACCTGGGCGAGTTGGCTGATCCAGTCAGGGGTTCCGCTTTCTGCACTTCAGGAAATGGGAGGTTGGGAGAGCATCGAAATGGTACAGCGATACGCTCACCTTGCCCCCAACCATCTAACCGAGCATGCGAGGCAAATTGACGCGATTTTCGGAGGTTTAGTCCCAAATCTGTCCCATGATGAAATTGGAAAGACGGGATGA